AATGTCTTTTCTGGTGATTGGGAGCTTATTGCTCGTAAATTGCTGCGTCATGGTGACAAAGTAGTTGCCGGAGACTTCAGTAATTATGATGGTTCTTTAAGTAAAATCATTGTAGAATCTGTACTTACGGTTATAGAACAATTCTATGATGGTGCTACTGATTGTGATCAGATTATTCGTAGAGGTTTGTGGCGAGAGATTTCAGAGAGTGTGCATATTTACGGTAGAGATGTATATATGTGTACGCATTCTAATCCTTCTGGCAATCCACTTACCACAATTATCAATTCCATTGCCAATGCCATTCTCATGCGATACGTCTATCTAGATATCATGCAGGGTACTACATCTTGCAATATGAAGTCTTTTAATGGTAATGTCTCCATGGTGTGTTATGGTGATGACAATGTATTGAATATATCGGATGATATTATACATTTGTACAATCAACATTCCATTATGCGTAGTTTTGAGAAAATTGGTATGACATACACAGACGAACTTAAAGGGGGTACGTTGGAAATTTTTCGGCACTTGCATGAAATTCGCTATTTGAAGAGATATTTTGTTTATATTCCATTTTATGGAAGGCATGTTGCTCCTCTTGAAGTTAGCGTAATTGACGAAATGTTGAACTGGGTCAGGAAACAAGGTGATCCAGAGGAATTATGTAGTCTCAATTGTGAGACCGCAGAAAGAGAATATGCTTTGCATGGTAAGCCATTGTTTCAAAAGAAACAAGCTGCTATGCGCAAAGCATGTGCAGGATTTAAAACTTATCCAAAGTTTTTATCTTTTGAAATACATGAATGGGCCATACAGCAGGGTAAAGTGGTCTTTGAAGAAGATTACGACCTATGACTATATGGAAGTGTACACGTGATCTTAATTGTATATAAAAATAGTACGTTTATAACTTACAATTATGCTGTGTATATAGTGTGCTTATGTTTTTACATTTACCGCCAAGGTGGCACGTGGCAGTCCCACAATACCTAGGGCAGCGTACTAGGGGGTTGTGTCTGGGTGGATACAATTTCCGAAATAACTCACCAGCTCAAAACAAAAGAAATTTAATAAATAGGTCAGATTCCCAAGAATTATATTATGATGATAATAATAATGTCATATGGGATGCTAATGAAGATGAAAAGAAATCAGCTCGTAATGAGTCACAAAGTTGGAGTCAATGGAACCCTGGTAATTTAAAAGGGTTAAATGACATGTCACACAATATGAGTGGACTTAGTGCTGCAACTGGTGCAGTTATAAAGTCCAAACAGGAAATTATGGAATTTTACAATGAGGGAGAAACTATTTCTAGTTCTGCCTTGTTGGGTCAAACTCCTATTCCTTCAAAATTACAAAATATGACTATGATTAATGATCACAATCATGATGTAAGAACATTTTTGGCCCGCCCTATACCGGTTTATCAGGGCTTATGGAATACCACGGATTCTGGTGGCACTATTTTGTATCAGGCTAACTTTCCTGAAGAAATTATTTCAAATTTTCCTATGTACCGTATGAAAATGGAAGGCTTCTTAGGATTGAGTGCTGATATGGAAATTCGTGTGCAAGTAAATTCGCAACAATTTCAGCAAGGTAGACTTATAGTTGGATATGTGCCATATGGACAATATATTCCAAATAAGTTGGCATCAGTTTTAACAACTCTTACTGGTGCTACTGGGTGTCCGCACGTTGACTTGGATTTATCAACATCAACGGAAATGTCTCTTACTATGCCATATATCAGTCCTCATGCTTATTATAACTTGGTTACTGGACAAGGCTCTTTTGGCCATTTATTTGTAATGGTTTATGGAGCTTTACATTCTCTGGATGCTTCACCTGTTGCCTTTACTGTCTTTGCTAATTTTAAAAATGTAAAGATGGTAACTCCTACTGGTGCTCCAGTATATACTGGAAGTTCTCCTAATAAGATTCATCTTATGGATGCAATTTCAAAGGGAGACTTTATTAGAGCTAAGCAAATAATGTCAGGGGATTTGGATAATAGAATTGAAAATGCTGTTTTTGCACAAGGCGATGTTGTCGTGCAGGGAGCAGACGAAGATACCACGATCAAGGAGAAAGGTGTTGTCGAGGATGTAGCGGCATCTGTTGGCAACGTTGGGCGCTCTTTGGAGCGTACAAATGTTCCCGTGTTATCACAAATTGGAACTGGAGTAAAAGAAGTTGGCAATTTTGTTTCTGGTATAGCCAAATGGTTCGGTTTTAGTAAACCTACTAATAAAGGAGCAATATGCCATGCTAAACTTGGTGCAGCAAAATATATGACAAATTATAATGGCGAAGATCAAAGTCATCCATTGGGCTTGAGCAGCACAAATAAATTGTCTTTGGAAGCATGTGCGGGGTCTAATAGAGATGAAATGTCTATAGCATATATAGCTCGAACCCCAAATTTTGTGGGATCTTTTATATGGAATACAACACATGTTGTTGGTACCATTTTAAATACGTTTATACTTAATCCCACACAATATGAAGGAACTCTTTCCACACCTACTACGGTTGTGATTTCACATCTTGGATTTATTGCGCGCAGTTTTGCGCAATGGCGTGGTTCATTGGTATTTACTTTTAAGATTGTTAAAACTACTTTTCATTCTGGTAGGTTGCGTTTTATTTACGCACCTGGTTCATATGGAGCTATAGGAACCGTTGATATTAATCAGTGTGAAACGAAGATTATAGATATTAGATCCCAAAGTGAGACTACAATGACTTGTCCCTATAGAGCATCGACTCCATGGTTGTACACACAATATTCCTCAGGAAGTGGACAATATAATGGGTCGATAGGAACTTTGTATGTTCAAGTATTAAACGAGCTCCGAGCTACTACCACAGTTGACGATGAAGTTGAAATTTTGGTGGAAATTAGTGGTGGTGAGGATATCAAATTCAATATACCGCAAGATCCTGATATTTATGCGTGGGATGGTGTAGTACCCCCTCCTAAATCTGAGATTGTGGTGCAAGGTAGTGATTTGACACGACCAGATTTTCAGGATGGTGCGACTCCAAATTCTTTCGACTCCAATAGTGTTGTTGGTGTTGATCCAGACCTTTGGACTGTTGGTGAGGCGATTACATCTATTCGCCAGATTCTGAAAAGATTCTGTAATACAGCTACGGTGTATAAAAACTACGATGCCACGCCATTACAAAGGAGAGGCTGGATTCCAGGTTTTAGTGACTACAGCGTTTTGGCTATTAAACCATACGTTATGTCTAGAGCACTACCTGCACCATCAAATCCTATTGATGAGATTCCCGAATTAAGAGTTGATTATTTGGATTATTATAGTATCCCTTTTGTTTTTGCAAGGGGTGCTATGAGATTCAAGTTTGAAGTTGAAAATGGTTTTGATCAATCTGGCTCCAACAGATTTTATTACAGCTTCAATTGGCTTAGATTCAAACTTTTCAATAATTGGGGTAGGTTTAATTATCCTGATTTAAGTGTAGCACGATGGACTGGCGCAGCCCATAGCAACGGTAAAGTTGCAGTCATTGATAACACTCAGAACACCACAGATGGATTAACTTACCTAAATTTAGTGAGAACATCACATGCAGTTGTTGCCCAAAATATTGAGGGTATGTCAGAGGTAGAAGTGCCCTTTTATTGTAAAGGCCATATGATTCCTATTGATATTCCTAACAACACAGCTTTGGCTATGCAATTTCCAGACATAGAGAGAGGTATTTTCCCTTCTTCGTGTCTTACTATGATGAGCACCGAGTGTAATGCGGCACAGTTTCAATATCCACTTGATGTTCAAGTATATAGAGCTACTGGTGACGATTTCAGTCTTATGACTCTTATCGGTATGCCTGTTATGATGACCACTATCGGGAGAACTGGTCAAAATGTGAATTTATAATTCACGCTTAC